TGGTCCAGTCAATGTAGTTTTCACTACTTTGAATTTCCAGGCTGGGATTGAACAAGGTGCTGATCTGCTCGAACAACTGCATTTTTTGGTTGGTATTTGAGGTCCATATGTCCAGATTGATGGTCATGCGATACGGCACAGGCATCAGCCGCTCAATGGTAAATGCATTGCCTTGCGTGGTTTCGTAGTCTTGAGTATTAGTATTGTAAGTGCGTTGGCGAACCTGCATCTTGTTCACATGATACGGATCCTGCATTCTTGGCCGATCATAGTCCATGCCGGTGATGTAAAAAGTCATGAGTGGTGTGGACGGTAAACTATTGGCTGAGTTCTGTTGAATAATGGTCTGTGCTTGACGGCTGGCATCACCATAGCGCACAGGCACTCGTACCAAATCCGATGTGCCTTGCTCGTTGCGCCCATACTCCACCTGGAACAGGCTGATCATGCGTGTGAACTGTAGCAGATATCTGCGTATTTGTTCGTCGAAAAAAAACATTTGACTCATGGTCTAACTTGATGGTTGGTAGGGTTGTGTTGGCGGATACGGATTGGCAGTCTTGTTGCCACCTGCATCTCCATTGGCAGCATCTGGAACAAGAGCCTGACTCAAACTTTGACGACTTGGAAGGTTGCCCAGGTCTGAGGTTGGCGTAGTGTATGTATTGTTAACAAAACTTGACCGTAAAGTATTGTTGGCGGCTCCGGGTGTGAGTGTGGTACGAACATCGCTTTCGATCTTGACCCATGATCGGCCATTGTAGCGAAATAATCTGTTGGGAAAGTAGTCCAGGCGTAGTGCATATTGACCAGCAATGGGATTTACTGGGAAGTTTACACCTGCGGTCACTGGCAAACCATTGGGTGCCTTACCGTCGCCAGTGAGGTATCCGTCAGTATAACCGTCACTTCGGGGAGTATTGCCATCGTTGGCCACGGTTCTTGATGCATCACTTATGGTATAGTCTGCGGTGTATGTGGCCGATTCAGGGTTGGCAGGTGTGCCATCGGGGTTAGTGGCCACAATATAAAACTTCACAACGTCAAATCCTGACTTGGGTATCTCTGCTTCGGCCTGAATCAAGATAGCATCATTGATTTCCAAATCCTTGGGCCTGGTACTCATTTTGTCTGCTAGAGTGGAAGGATTGGATTTTTCTTGCCAATAGGTGGTATCAGTTATGGGAGTACCCGGGGGCACATTTCCTTTGCTGACATAATAAGTGTTGCCATTGAGCACAGTGACACCTCCAGGGTAAAAGTTGCCCGGATCCCAGATGTTGATAGGTTCAAACGGTTCTTTGGTAATCTGATTGAACTCTTGAGCGTTGACCATGGGTGTGCATTTAACTCGCCACAAGTGGGGCAACCAAGTTTGACTGAAACCTTCCGACGCAAATGCCGCATCTTGAATTACATAGAACTTGGGCAGGGCCCGCGGAATAGTTTCATTGAGCGGATTGTAATCACGCAGGTTGGGCAGTTCCAGCACATCTCCACTCATGAGTTTGCGACCAATGTCATCAATCATGTTGTTGTAGTGAAATGTAATAAACAAAGTATCATTATTCAAAAACAGTCCAAACTGTGTTAGATCAAAATCGATGTCTTGTGTTTGGTACACACCACGCATGACATACACATCGGGGTCATAGTTACGATCTCGGTTCTCAAGCAACAGCAAGTCTTCAATGAATAGCGGATTGGATGTGCTGTACTTGGGCAGGGTGGCATCATTGTTGCCGGTATTGTCGTTGGTAAGTGGCCCTAGGTACTTGTGTAGATATGCATCCACGCCCCCCACCTGATACATTTCTGCAATGGTGCGATCAAAATATTGATAGTCGGCCGACCTGTTGGGCCTGTACATGGAAAGTCTTGGCATAGTAGTATTTATTGCAAGTGACCACGCTTATGTAGTCAAAGTCTTTCTAGTCTTACTATCAATTCTGGGTTTGTTGAATCTACCAATTCTGGGTTGGTTGACAACCAAGCACAGTCTATTCTTTCACGTCCATAAAACTCAGTGAATCCATATTTTTGTAAAATTTTGGTGTAGATCCCATGAACACAATCATTGTATGGGTAGGCAAATGTTGTGGGAACAAAACCCAGTGTTTTTTGGAACCACTCGCAGGTTTTTGCAGTATCCTCATCTATAATCTCAATTATTTTTTCAAAAGGTAGACCAGCAAGACGTTGATGTGCAAAACTATGGGCTCCAATGGTCACATCGTCAAATGAATCGAAATACTTTATTTGGTCTACTGTTAGAAACCCAGATTGGCCTACCCATTTACAAGTTATAAAATAAATTTTTTGTGTTGCTAGTGTGGAAAACTTTGAAAATGTTGTGTAGTGATCATCGTGACCATCATCAAATGTCAGTAAAAACTTCTCCAATGGATATTGGAATAAATCATCAGACACACGATGTATCATTAGAGTTGGTTTGATCATGGCATATTTATGAACAAGTTTTTACGAAATAAATGCTATTTTAGTATTACTCTTGTTCACTTGACCAAAAAACCTTGATCTGCTATAATTACAGCATGTTTAGGAGAACACATGAAGGTCACTGCCGCACTCAAGCCACTTAATCCACGTAGTCCTGACACCAAATATGTAGGACTGGAACCTGCCTGGCGCAATCAGCCCACAGAGGGTCGCATCAGTGCATTGAGCACAGCGTTTGGTTGGTACAACTACTTTTATGGCAAAAAAGAAGCCAAGGACTTTGTGGTGGCTTACTTGGATTTGCACAGCAAAGTCAAAGAAGCACAACAAATTCGCACCTTGCCAGACAGTCAAATGCGTCTCACCACAGGTTGGCTGTGCCGCATGAGCATGATGGGCCTGCAGTTGAGCGATCATGAGCAGATACAACTGGACAATCTAATCGCAGAACTTGTGGCCATCAAACAAGAAATGCAAGCCGAAGCCGAGGTGTCAGATGACGAGCCTGCCAGACCCAATATTCAGGACCGACTGCGTGAAAAAGTATCAGAGTGCAGTGCTGAACTGGAAGCCATGTTTGACGAGTTTATGACAGCAGGTGCCCGAATGTCAGCAGACTTCAAACCCATCATGGTAATCCGTGGCATGAATGTGGCACCACAAATGATCAGTGTGATCAGTCATCACTGGAAAGCCCGACTAGAAGAGTTTGAACAGGCCATTGAAGGCAAGGACTCACAGTTAGTAGAAGCCTACAATTTCTTGACCAAAATTCAATTGCGTAATTGCGTAAAATTCTGCGAAGCAGTGGTCAACGACTGCGGTGCGTATGTGCAGATCAAGAAAGTAGAACGCAAGCCACGCAAGGTCAAGTCAGTGCCACCAGAGAAACGTGCCGCAAAATTCAAAATTCAGGCAGAGTTCGCTGAACTCAAACTCAAGAGTCTACCGGCCGCAAGCCTAGTGGACCGAGCAGAAGCCTGGTTGTACGACACTAAAAAACGCAAATTGATCCACTTGGTGGCAGACAGCCACACACAGGCGTTCACTGTCAAAAACAACTCAATCATTGGGTTCAGCACAGTGGAAACACAACAAAAGACCCTGCGCAAGCCAGCAGACGTTGTGAAAGCAGTACAAGCCGCAGGCAAGCCAGCCGCACGTAAACTGTACAAGGATATCAAGGCCACAGAAACTGCCTGGAACGGGCGTGGTACAGAGAACTTGATCATTCTCAAGAGTTGGTAACGGGCTAAATATTGGGGACGGAGTTCCCCAATGTCTGAAACAGAAAATTCTTTAACCACACTCAAATCTCAATTATATGATTATGTACGCCTTACTCTAGGCGATCAAATTGTGGATCTTGAACTGGATCCTGCGCACTACGAAGCCGCTTATCAGCGCACCATTGGCACTTACCGTCAACGAGCCAACAATGCCTATGAAGAAAGTTACAGTTTCATGACGTTGGTCAATCAACAAAACATCTACACCCTGCCACAGGAAGTGCAGAGTGTGCGTCAGATTTTTAGACGCACCTTTGGTATTGCTACAGGACCGTTTGGATCAAATTTTGACCCGTTCAGTCAAGCACAAATGAACGTGTACTTGATCAACTTTAACCAGTCAGGCGGCCTGGCCACTTATGACTTTTATTCACAGTATGTTGAACTGGCCGCTCGTATGTTTGGTGGCTATCTAAACTACACTTACAACACAGTTACCAAGAAACTGCAATTGATCCGTAGTCCCCCTGGTGGTGGTGAGGTTGTGTTGCTTTGGACCTATAACCTCAAACCTGAAATCCAATTGCTGAGTGATTACCAAATCCAACAGTGGATCCGTGACTACATGGTTGCGGCCTGCAAGATGATCATTGGTGAAGCACGTGAGAAATTTGCCACAATCGCTGGTCCACAGAGCGGCACCAGCCTAAACGGCACAGCCATGAAAGCCGAAGCACAGACCCAAATGGATGCCAAGATCCAAGAACTGGTCATGTACGTGGATGGATCACAGCCACTTACCTTTGTGATTGGCTAATTCAAGTTTGATCTTGATCTAAAAGTCTGCTATACTACATGTATGGCACACCTAATGATCGACCTGGAAGGCCTGGCCACAGGACCTGATACTACTATTCTTACCATAGCCGCACAGGCGTTTGATCCGTTTGGGTCGGGTTATTATGAACGACATTACTATGCCAGAGTCACTCTGGAAAGCCAAGAAAATCGTACCATTGATGACGGCACAATTGAGTGGTGGGCCACCCAACCTGAGCATGCTAGAGAAGAAGCATTTGGTGAACAGGATCGTATACCACTAGATCAGGCATTGGATGAACTGGGCCGGTTGATTTGGCAATCCAAGATGATCTGGGCCCTGGGGCCCACGTACGACATGAACATTCTTGAACATGCCTACAAGAGTTATGGCAAAGCCCTGCCTTGGAAATATTACCAGGTACGAGATTCAAGAACTGTGTTTAGCCTATGGCCTGAACTGCCCATTCCGCCTACCAGCCATCATGCACTAGAAGACTGTCGTAGACAAATTGGCATGCTTCAAGACACGCTTCGACATCTTGACATAAAGGACTTAAAATGATCATTGGAGTATGTGGATTCATAGGATCTGGCAAGGACACTATTGCTGATTATCTCACAAACTTTCATGGATTCCGCAGGGAATCATTTGCCGCAACCTTGAAAGACGCTGTGGCACAGGTGTTTGGCTGGGATAGAACCATGCTGGAAGGTCGTACCACACAGGCTCGCGCCTGGCGCGAGCAAGTGGATCCGTGGTGGGCAGAACGTCTGCACATGCCTACACTGACACCACGTTGGATCCTACAATACTGGGGCACAGAAGTATGCAGAGCCGGATTTCACGATGATATCTGGATTGCCAGTTTGGAAAACAAACTGCGCCACAGCCAAGATGATGTTGTGATCTCAGACTGCAGATTTCCCAACGAAATTAAGGCAATTAAAAATGCCGGAGGCAGTGTGATCAGAGTTGTTCGTGGTCCTGAACCTGCTTGGTATGATGCGGCTGTGAGTGTAAATCGTGGTGCCAACGGCAACTCAACCTGGTCAATTAGCCATCGTAAATTGGAAAAACTAAAAATTCATGCCTCAGAAACTGCCTGGGTGGGCACTGAATTTGATGCTGTACTGGACAACAATGCCACAGTGGATGATCTCTATCAACAGATCAATGATCTGCTTGCAGGTCTCCAGGCTGCCAGGGCACTGCCAGCCGTTTGACTTCTTCCACACAGTTCAAACATACTGTGCGCAGGTTGGTGAGTTCTGTGTTGGTCATACGCCCATCCACGTAGTACACTAACAGTTGGCTGGCCAGTCTTGATCTAAATCCACAACGATCACAAGCAGTCTTTTTCTTGTAGCCCGCTGATTGCCATCGTGCTATGGGTGTTTTTTCCTGTCGTCCACGACGTATGCAGTTGTCGCAGGCCCGGCGATAATACACAGTATCCTCACGCCGATAGTTCACAGCCACTGGGCGTTGATTACAGGCTTGACATACGGGTCTCATCAGGTATTTATCCAGCGAACCTTTGGAAAGGGCATCACAACAGGGGCAATTTTGGTGCAATACGATAAATATCTTTAAGTTTTATAAGGAGCCAAAATGGCACTAGTTTCACCAGGTGTACAAGTCACCATCGTCGACGAAAGCAATTATCTTCCAGCCGCAACCAATTCGGTACCATACTTTTTGATTGCCACAGCGCAGGACAAAGTTTCTGGATCTGGAGTAGGTGTGGCTGCAGGCACATTGGCTGCCAATGCCAATCGAGCCTATTTGATCTCCAGCCAAAGAGATTTAACTGCCACATTTGGCAATCCATTCTTTTATAAGACCACAATTGGTACACCAATCAATGGTTATGAACTCAATGAGTACGGCCTACTGGCTGCTTACTCTGCCCTGGGTGTGACCAACCGAGCATACGTTCAACGCTGTGATATTGACCTGACACAACTCACTGCCAGCCTGGTTCGACCCACAGGTGCGCCCAACAATGGTGCTTACTGGCTGGACACTGCTGACACCTTGTGGGGTATTTTTGAATGGAACATCACCACGGCCACATTCTCAAATGTGGTACCCAGTGTGATCACTGACACAGTGTATCTCAGTTCAGGTGTTCCTGTGGCCAGTTATGGCAGTATTGGCGACTATGCAGTGGTCACAACCAACACTGCCAATCCAATTTACTACAAAAACGGTGCCACAACCACTAGTCAAACCACTGCGTCTGCCTTGAGCAATCTCTACAACACCTGGGTCTTGGTAGGCAGTAATGCCTGGAAACTGAGTTATCCCACTGTAGTAGGCAACAATGCAGTCAGTGCCACTTTGACCGCTGCCAACGTCATTGTAGTAAATGGTACCAGCGTTGCGGTTCCTGCAAGCCCCAACAACACCTTGGCTGGACTCAGCGCCGCTGTCAATACAGCCGCCATCACAGGCGTGTACAGTGCTGTAATAGACAACAAGTTCTGTTTGTTTGCCAATGCAGATGCCAACGTCAGCGGCAACAATCAAGACAATGGTGTGATCTTGATCGGCAGTGGCAGCACCAGCGGCCTGTTGACTACTCTGGGCATCACTGCCAATGAAAACTACTTTGCTCCTAGCCTGTTGGCCAGCAACAATTATCAAAATCCCAACTGGCTGGATGGTGGTCCTTCGCCTCGCCCAACAGGTTCAGTCTGGAATAAAACCAACAGTGTGAATCTTGGCACTGCCATGGTGGTCAAGAAATATTCCACTGCTCTGGCAGCATTTGTTCAACAAAGTGCCACAGTATATGACAATGACGCAGATGCCAATGCATATCTGGACGCCACCGGCGGCGGCAAGAATATTGCTGTGGGCACAACCTATACTCAATACAACGTGGCACCTGAAGCCAATGGTGCCACCGGCAACTATCCTTTTAATGGTACCTACACTCTGCAGGTGTTTGAAAGAAATACCATAGGCGCCACAGTGATCACTGGTACCACCAGCACTGCCACATTCATAACAGGTAACTCCTTCTATATCTTGACCTCCACAGCCAACAGTTCTACTTTGACCACGCCTGTCTTGGTCACACTGGCAGGAACCACACCCACTGACTTTGTGCAAGCAGTAAGTGCGGCAGCAGTACCCAATGTCAGTGCCACTATTGACAACAACGGTTATATTGTGTTCACACAGGCCATTGGTGGCGTTATCCTGTTGCGCAACGTGTCGGGTACACCTGTCACAGCCGCAGGCTTTACCACACAAGTGAGTGGCGGACCTACTGGATGCCGCACAGTGTATTATGGCTCAAGCACCACTGCTGCCAATGACACCTATCTACAGTTGAGCAACTGGATTCCATTGACCTACACTGCCAGTGCAGTGGCACCCGGACAAGATCCTGCCACAGGTCGTTACTGGTATTATTCTGCTACCAACCAAGTGGACATCATGATTCAAACTGGTTCAGGTTGGGCAGGCTACCTCAACGGCGGCACAGACATTCGCGGTTATGCACTGGGCAGTACCAATGCATCGGGTCCCATCATCAGTGCCACAGCACCCACCACACAAAGCAATGGTTCTGCATTGGCATACGGTGACTTGTGGATCGACACCTCAAATCTAGAACTGTACCCAGTGATCAATCGTTGGTCAGTGGTCAGTGGCGTGGATCAGTGGATCACACTAGACAACACAGATCAAACCACACAAAATGGTGTGTTGTTTGAGGATGCACGTTGGAGTTCAACAGGTACTGTTAATCCCATTACAGATCCTGTGCCAACCATCACAAGTTTGTTGAGCAGTAACTATCTTGACATTGATGCACCTGACTACACCTTATATCCAACAGGCATGTTGTTGTTCAACACACGTCGTTCGGGGTTCAATGTGAAAAGTTTCCAGGCCAACTACTTCAATGCTACCTCTTTTGCATACCCTGCCTGGAGCAGTGCAACTGCTTATGCTGTGGGCAATCAAGTGTTGTACAACACCACCCTGTATGTGGCCATCCAAGCAGGTACTAACCATGTGCCTACCAACACCAGTTACTGGAGTGAACTACAAGTGAACAGTTGGGTCACAGCCAGTGGCAACCGCAACTCAGGCGCTCCCAACATGGGACGCTTTGCACAGCGTGAATTGATCGTGGCAGCACTCAAATCAGGCATTGATACCAGTGTGACCATAAGAGAAGAACAAAATCAATTCAACTTGACAGCATGTACTGCTTATCCAGAATTGATTCCCAACATGTTGGGACTCAGCAACGAGCGCAACAACACAGTGTTTGTGGTAGG